ACCGGCCTCGGCCGTCAGCCGCGCCGGCCAGCTGGAGAGCGTGCGCGTGCTGGTGGCGGGCGCGCCGCTGGTGCGCAGCGTGCGCACCGGCAAGGCCATCGGCGACCAGGTCGAGGTGCTCTCCGGCCTGCGCGCCGGCGACACGGTGTTGGTGGAGCGATGAGCGAGACGCCCCCCGAGGGCACCTATGGCGGCGAACCGGAGCCGGAACCCGCGTCAAACGCGCTCCAACTGGCGACGAAAAACATCCGCGAAAAAGTGGCTGGTCGGCTCTCCAGATCGGGATCATTCCCGCAGGGGAAACACGCCCAGAGAACCCCGATGCAGCAGATCGCTGGGGTGCTCTACGGCGAGGTGATCGAGCCAGATGGCCCACGACGTGGTCCGGTCGATCCACAACGCACGGTTGAGCAGCAGCTTGCCGCGCTGCAGCAGGCGATCGCCGAGGAGGCGGCAGCCAAGGCGGCGCTGGAGCCGGTGGCATGACCGCCACCCGCATCATCCGCGACCTGGCCCACGTCTCCACCGACTGGGCCATCGTCGCCCACCAGCCAGCCAGGACCATGCGCTGGAGCTACCACGTCCCGCAGCTCGACCTCCGCGACGAGATCGCCCACCGCCTGCTCGAAACGGTGCAGCGACGCGTGCCGGACGGCTACCAACTCCTCGCCCGAGTGCGGCCCCGTGCTTGACGGCATACCGGCCAGGGCGCTAGACGAGTCCCAGCACGACAGCGGCGCCGCTCGTTTGGCTCCTCTGCCGCGCGGACGCATTTGGGTCGTCGTCCAATCCCATCCAGGCGCAGAGCGCTGGGCCGCAGCCAACCTCCTCCGCAGCGGCTACCCGGTCTACCTCCCGCTCCACGCCGTCACCCGACGCGATCCCGTCACCCGCTCCATGACCCGCACCGTCGAGGTGCCGCTGTTCGGCAACTACCTGTTCGCCGAGATGGGCGCCGGCAGCCCGTGGACCCCGATCCGATACACCCAGGGCGTCCGATGCCTGCTCATGACGGACGGGAAACCCGGACACGTCGATGCGGGCGTCCTGAGCGTTCTCCAGGCAGGTGAGGCTTCCCGCCGCTCCATCGTGCCGCCCGGCACGCTCTACGCCGCTGGCGAGGCTGTGAGCCTCCGCACGGGGGCATTGGCGGGGCATCATGGCGTCGTGCTCACCACCACACCCACACACGCCGTCGTGGCGCTCATCCTCCTCGGCGGCCTCCGCCGCGTCACCGTCCGTCTCGATGCACTCACACGACCCGCCGCCTAGGACCACGCCATGAACCTCCTCTGGGTCATCATCGTCGTGCTGCTCGTGCTGGTGCTGTTCGGCGGGTTCTACGGCTATCGCGGCGGCTGGGGCGGACACCCATACGGCGGATACTACAGCGGCGGCATCGGCATCGTCGGCGTGATCCTCATCGTGCTCGTGATCATGCTGCTGATGGGGCGCTTGTGAGCGAGTCCGCGCCTGCGAGTCAGGAGGGGTGGATATGACCATGCCAGAAGCCGAACAGGCCGCTGTGGTGGAGTCTAAAACACCAGATCGAATCGTTATGTTTACGGAGAGCCAGCTTCAGGGTATGTTGCTTTATTGGTGGTATCGTGAGCCACCGTCCAACATCGAATCTGCTAAAGGCGAGATAGCCCGGCTTATTGGAGCGGACCGCCAGCGATGACGCCCCAGGATACCGACCAGGCCGCATGCTGCCCATGGAGCGACTGTGAACCGTGAGCCTCGCTGCATTAGGCGAACGACTCGTCAGCGTCCTGCCGCCAGCCTTTCTGGTTTTGTTGGTTTTAAACGCAGGTTTCTTGTTCGCTATCCTGCACGTCGTCCAGCAAAACGCCGATCAGCGTAACGTTATGCTCACCCGCATCATCGAATCCTGCCTCATCGATCGGCAGAAGCCGTGATGCGTCTCAGCGTGTGGGACCAATAGCGCAAAGTGCCCTTAATTGTCTCAGCGACCTGCAACCAGAACGAGTGGACAAGGGCGACCGAAGGGTGTGCCGAATAAGCTGACCGGTGATGTCAAAGCCATGGTCGTCGGCGCCCTTGCCGGCGTCGGCGGCACGGAATATCTCATGCGCCAGGCCGAAGAGAACCCTAATGCGTTCCTGTCGCTCGTTGGTCGCGTAATGCCGCTGCAAGTTACCGGCGAAGGTGGCGGCGCGCTGCGCATCGAGGTCGTGACAGGCGTCGCAAGAGCGCATGACGATGACGACTAAGCGCCGCATCGATCTGGGCTACGAAGCACGACCGCACTTCGTCCCGTTCCACGCCCGCAAACAGCGCTGGGCCTGCATCGTCGCCCATCGTCGTTGCGGCAAGACCGTCGCGTGCGTCATGGACCTGATCGATGCAGCACTGCGCTGCAAGAAACAGGACGGCCGGTTCGCGTATGTGTCGCCGACATATGCACAAGCGAAGGACATCGCCTGGGGCTACCTCAAACGTTTCACAGGAAACATTCCCGGCGTCGAGCAGCGCGAAAGCGACCTGTCGGTGATCTTCCCGAACGGTGCTCGTGTGCGTCTATACGGTGTTGAGAATTACGACCGGCTGCGCGGTATATACCTCGATGCATGCGTGCTCGATGAAGTCGCCGATATGCCACCGCAGGCGTGGTCCGAGGTGATACGTCCGGCGTTGTCCGACCGGCGTGGGTGGGCAGTGTTCATCGGCACACCGAAGGGCCGCAACGAGTTCTACCGGCTACACGTCAACGCCATGGAAGACCCGTCGTGGTTCTCGCTCGTGCTCAAGGCGAACGACACCGATATCCTGGCGCCGTCTGAATTAGACGACATGCGGGCGCAATTGACGCCAGAGCAATACGCCCAGGAGTTCAACTGCAGCTTCGATGCAGCAATCCTCGGCTCATACTTCGGTAAGGAACTGGAGGAGGCCGAGCGTACCGGGCGCATCGGTCAGGTGCCATACGATCCAGTGCTGCCAGTGCATACCGCGTGGGATCTGGGCATCGGCGACAGCACCGCCGTCTGGTTCTTCCAGGTGTCGCTGAACGAAGTGCGCGTGATCGACCACTACGAGGCATCAGGCCACGGTCTGCCGCACTACGCCGCTGTCCTTGCCGCCAAGCCCTACCGCTACGGCACCGACTACCTGCCGCACGACGCAGAGGCGCGGCAGCTCGGCACAGGCCGATCGATCTGGGAGACGCTCAACAGCCTGACCGGACGCATCCCGCGCGTGCTGGCAGCGCAGAACGTCATGGACAGCATCAATGCCGCGCGCATCACGCTCGCCAGCGCATGGTTCGATGCGGACAAGTGCCACCACGGGCTAGAGGCGCTGCGGGCTTACCGCACCGACTACGACGAGCGGCGCAAGGTGTTCAACGACAAGCCACGGCACGATTGGTCGAGCCACAGCGCCGACGCGTTCCGCTACCTGTCGCTGGCCTGGCGCGAGATGCAGCCGGCCAAGCCGCCACCGCCGCCCGTTGATACCTGGACCCGGTCGTGGGAGCGGGCAGAGCGCTCGGACGCCGCAGAATCGTGGAGAGTGGCATGACCGAGGACCAGCCCATGAGCGGCGCGCAGTTCCGCCGTCACGTCGGCCTCGACCCGGAGCGCTGGGCGCAGCAGTTCCTGCAGGCTTACGCGATGGCCGACGCTGTCCGCACCGACGCCGATCGCCTGGCGTTCGTCGCTGGCTGGTTCCGCGATGCCATGCGTGAGGCAGCCGGCAAGGCTGAAGCCGCGTGGGTCGCGCTGGCCGCACGGCGGGACAGGGATGCGGCGCCCTCTGAACCATGAGCCGGCGCTGGACGTGCCACCACCACGACTACCGCCAGCGCCGAAGCCGCCACGGCCGCCCTGGTGGCTGCGGGTGGGCGCCTGGGTGCGGAGGGTGATCGGAGGGTGACCGCATGACCGAGAGCCTCGCCTGGACGTGCCGGTGCGGCGCCTGGTGCTGGAACCACCATACCAACTGCGCAGCCTGCGGGAGCGAGAAGCCGGCGCCGCCGCCCCAGGAGCCGCCGACCGACGAGATGCGGCCAGAGCCGCCGTGGCGGTAGTCCGGCTGTATGAAGGTGACGCGCGGGCTGAGGCGCTGGAGCAGGCGATCCTGGCGACCGTCTACGAGCGCGGCGAGGGGCTGCCGTTCCCGCTGGTCCTGGGTGTGCTGCGGCTGGTGGAGCGACGCCTGATCGACGATAGCTATGCGCGATAAGCGCGGTTATCGCGCGTAGTGGAATTTACCGGCAAAGCGGCCTAGACTGCGGCTGCCACAGCGGCGGGTCATACAAAGCCCAGCCAAGCCAAGGCCGGCAGCCTGCGGGCGAGTGCGACCGATGCTGGAGTGGCGTCCAGCCTGTGGTGCTCAGGACTCGGCATGGCTGACATTCACCCCTTCTTGGTTGTATATGCGCTTGCACTCGATGCAGCGTCTGAACTTCCCCTCCGATCCATGAACTGTGGTGGGTGGGAACAGCCACCAGTTGATGCCGCAGTCTGGACACTGGATGGACATCTCATCCGCTGGTTCGCTCACGGCGCGTCTCCCTGTGTGTGCGGCTCCCTCATCGCAGTTCCTCCAGCTTACGTTGCAGCGCCGTCAGGGCGCGCGGTGGTGAGCGGTCGGGGCGCAGGGCCAGCACGAACCGCACCGCCTCGGCCGCCAGTGCAGCGCGCTCGGCCTGCCGCTCACGCCAGCGGTTCTGGCGCTCCAGGGTGGTCTGGGGGCGGTCGCCGATCAGGCGGGCGGGCATCAGGCCGCCTCACACATGAGGCTGCCCGCACCGTGGTTCTTGCCGCCGCACTCGCATTCGCACTTGAAGCCACGAGCG